GACCCGTCTACATTTGCGACAGTAAGGCTGTTGATCTTAAACACCTTGCTAGAGCTTGCGGCATTAGACACCACAGCAGTGGCGTTAGTGTCAGTCAAGCTCACCACCGCAGACTTGCCTGTAATAGTGGCGACATTAACAATGTTTGGTGCGGCCATTTTCTATCTCCTATCCAAATACAATCGCCATAGCGATGGCTTTGCCCGTGTTAATTCCTGCGGCTCCAAATGACAACTTACCAGAACCATCGGTCAATAAAGCCTGACCGCTTGAACCATCTGCGTTAGGAAGCTCTAAGCTGTACGTTGCGGAGGCGCTATGCGGTGGCCCCTTTAGGGTTACACCGTGGCTGTTTGATTCGCAGTTAAACCTGATAGCACCAGCATTGGTGTTGCCGTATAGCTCTGTAAATCCTGTGCCATTTGGGAATAACTGTATGTTGCCGTTAGTGTCTGTGGACTTAATGGCATTGGTGTTGATCTGAAGGTTCTCAATCGACACTATGCCATCTGCATCTTCAAATACTGACTTGTCAGCAGGATATGTAAGAATGACATCCTTGGTTCCTGCGGAGAAGTTAACTGCACTGTTGCTATTGGAACTCGACAGCACCGTTGTACGGGTTATCGTGTTGCCGCTGGTAGCATAAGTGCCAAGACCAACCTCAAAAGCAAGGTTGTTGTTATCGACAATCGCGTAATAGGTTGTGTCAGCATTAGACAGTACAGAGGCAAAGGTACGGAAGTTAGGCTCCGCACCAGCGAGCGAAACAGCCCCCGTGCCTGTTGTTGTCGTGGTTTCTTTTACGCGATCTGCTACGACCAAAGCCATGACTAGGCAATCCTGATGATGGCGTTAGAGGCGTCCGGTGTGGGGAACACAATAGTGAAGTCACCAGAACTTGATGATTTGTCGGAGCCAAAATCCAGCACTAAAACGGTGTCTGTAGTGCCAGAGCCGCCGCTAGTCGTGGTGTTATAAATCAGCGCACCACGCGCCGTCAGTGTTGACGAGCCAAATGTGAGGTCTGCAAAGTCCGTCAGGGCTGTGGTTCCCGAGGTGGTCGGGGTCACATTGGTCAGTGTCCCGCCACCTGCTGAGTAGCCTGTACCGCTAATCTCATTGCCCGTTGTGTATGCCGTGGTCGCCGCATTAAAACTAGCTGAGTTGGTGTACATTGCCAGCTTGAATGTATGGGCACCGTTTGTAAAATTGTGAGCGCCAATAAGCAGTTCCTGCTTGAAGGACGTACACATAAAGTTTCCGCTGAAAGCCATATCATAGTCTCCTAATCATTTCGGCCAAGTCTTTGTGCCCTGCATCTAGCAAAGCGTTGTTAACAGTAGTCCTGTCGCTCTGAACGGCTTCTTTCATATAAAAAACAAGAACCGCTCGCATACGCTCCTTATAAGCTTTCGCTTGATCCCTGATAGCGGGCGGGGCCGTATCAGAAACACTAAGAAGTTTGGTTAAGCATCGTTCCGCCACCTCTTCAGGGGTAAAACCACGATGTTGAGTAGTCTGAACTTCGACTATGCCCGGTGATAGTGTAACTCCTTCAAAGTTCATTGTTTAGGCCTTATAACCATACCGGTCATATATTGATCCGTTACCTCTTTGGATTCTCCAAACTGCTTCATTCCGATAAGGGCATTTTGCAATTGAGCCGTGTACAGAGCTAGAACATCCTGCTCACCTTTCATAAAGGTGTACGCCTCTAGCAAACTGCCATATAACAGCGCCAGAGGAGCGTTTTCACTAAGCCATGACTGACTTGTATCGCTCAAGCTGGTCAAACTAGCGGGTCGGTAGTAATAATGTAGCTCTGCTGTCAAAGCGGCATCTGGAGTAGGCGCTAAAATAAAATTACTGCTATCAAACATCGCGTAGTATTTAGGTGTTCCTGTAGTACTACTGTTGGGATTAAACGTCTGTAAGAAGTTAACGTCCTTGTACTCGACAAAGATTTTGGACGAGGAAACCTCAAAAGAAAGCGAAAAAGGGGCTAAAAAATCAGACGGGCAATCTAAAAATTGATTAGACGCCGTGGAAGTCCCAACCACATTTTTGCGAAATACTGAAAGCTGTACATTCTTAAGAATGCGCTCTTCCGCATTACGAATAAACACGGGAAGATTATTGGTAAACGTCGTTTCGTCGTTTTCCGTGTAATCTTTTATGGCCTGTTTTAGTTCAGCGTAAGTAAAGCTCATGAAGTTGTCACCGTAACTGAGCCCACGGAACCCGTTAAAGCGTCCGTCGCATTAAGCTCTGAGGGCAACTGAGACACACCGGAGGTAGCCCAATTTCCATTACCCAAATAACTAATACCATTTGTAGTCTTAACCAAAAAGGCGCTGGTTGGGTTGTTTGTTTGGGGTCTAGGGTTTAACAAAGCTTGTGGGTCCACCGCTTTTCTGCGCGGTTCTAACTGAGGCTGTTTGGGCTCATACTCATCAGGACCCACCAACAAGCCCGTCCACTCACGCTTCATTTCGTTTAACTTGTACCGAAATCCCGAGCGATCTGATATGCCATATGCAAACTTTCCGTTAGCAAACCTAGCCATTACAGAATCCTTGAGTAAGCCATTGAGGGTTGGATGTTAAAGGAAGACCTGTCCCTATCTTCAGAGGCGGCTCGCTCAAACTCTTCCTCATAAACCGCTTTAAGAAGCTGTACGCGTTCAGGGGCACGTTTCATTGAAAGGTAATACGCCAAACCTGCGGCCAAACAAGGGTAAAACCGAAACGGCAGATCCATGGTGTTTGTAAAGGTGTCTGCGTCATCCATACGCACAAGCTTGTCTATGAGAACAATGTCCGTACTATTTTCAGGCACGGGCCACAGCTTCAAAACAGGATTGATCTGCCGGTCTACAAAAAACTGAGAAGGACGTGCTTTGGTCGTTTTAGTGGGTATGTTGATGTAATCACCCCTACTAATCCTTTCCAGCGCAAAATCCGTGCCACTTCTTCGTATGACGGCGTCCAGAACATCGATGGTAGATGCTCCAAGCGTGTACTCCGCAGTGCCCTCGGTAAGCGAAACCGTTGTTTGATCAATTGTCCATTGATTCAAACCCCGGTTTGCCCAATCAGCCAACATCAAGTTCAAGGACCTTTTTGCAGTTTTAAGGTCATAACCGGTGCGGACTTCTAGCCCACAGCGTTCATAAGCCTCTTCGATGTAGTCACTTACATCTAACTCGAAGTCTGTTGAACTTGAAACAGCCATTACTTATACCCTCGTACCCGTGGCTTTGGACAAGGGCTCATAGCTTCCTGCTTGTGTGCGTTTACCGGACCACCGTGCTTCATGAAGCCCATCTTGTTTCGGACTTCAGTCGGTAGTTTTGGCAAACCTTTGTTCTCTTTTGGAACTGCTTTTAAGTCCTTAGCCATGGCTATAACTTCTTACTTGAGCTACTACGAACACGGGGGCCTGAACCTACGCCGCCACCCATGCCTCTTTTAATAGGCTTGGCTTTTTTCTTAGGCGCACCACCGCCACGCATACCCGGAGGCTTGGCTTTCATCGCCATACCGCCACCACGCATTTTTTTAGGCGGTGCTTTTGCTTTAGGCGGTGGGTCCATCATGGCCTCGCCACCCTTTTTCATCCCCGGCGGCTTATCTTTCATCGACATACCGCCACCACGCATTTTTTTAACAGGCTTGGCTTTTTTCTTGGCCATACCATTCCTCATTCCCTTTGGTCCCGGCATCACAAAGTCTCCTGTATAGTTCCTGACGCTCGTCCCACAAACCGGCGGTTTGCGGGTCATTTAGGTACTGATCATAGTACCCCTTTTCTCTCAGCATTTCTGCCGATTTTTCAATAGTAGATAGCCGTTGCACAAACAACATGGCGTATGGCTCGTCCACTAAATAATCAAATTCTTGGTCAAACGCCTCTTCGCCTTCGTCATACGGGTGAAAACCCATGACCCACAGGTCTTTTTGTGTAAAAATACCGGCAGATATGGCGTCGTTTAAAGCCCCGATATAATCGTGAAACTCTTGTGATTCCTCGACAAAATCAAACTGCACAAACAAAATTACGTCGTAGGTGTCATCAAACTGTGACAAAACTGTGTATAAAGCTTGCATAGATTTGTCGTGACTAAACGAAAAACCTACTTTGTCAGATAAAAAAGCTTTTTTGGCGTAGGGACACGCCGGGATGTCGTTAAAAAAAGGGTTAGGCTTATCTAGAACTTGATTTGCCCATTCTTTTATTTCTTCAATGACTTTTTGTTCTAGGTCCATGACTAGTCATACCTAGTCTTCTTTCTACGGTCAGACATCACCGCACCACAACCCCGGTGATTCTTACGTATTTCTCCACCCTTGGCGGCTTTACGGACTTTAGCGGCCTTAGTGTTAGACACGACCTGCTTACCTTTTGAACCCTCACGTTTCTTTTTACGCGCCGTGGCGGCACGTTCTGATTTGCTCAAGCTATTGGCTTTAGAACGAGGCAAACAACGGTCTGGACGCTTTTTGTTCTTTGATGTTCCGCACTCTCCAACAATGTTTCCACTGCTGTCGATGCGGACCCAATCTTGATCCAGCCAATTTTTAAGCTCACCCATTAGCGGCCTTTCCTTTTGCCGCCTTTGGATTTCTTAGCGTAATTAGGGTCTTTGCAATATTTACTAGCGGCTAAATTAGCGTAGGCCGAGGGGTATGTGTCAAAAGTACGCTTTGCCCACGCCTTACCTTCAGGGCAAATTTTACTGCCTTTACTCTTACTGGACGCCGCACCACCTTTACGCATGTAGGTGACTTGAACTTTTGTTTTTTTTGGCCCTGTTCTTACCCTTGAGCCGGGAACTCCCATACCCATAACATCATCCTATCATCAAGATCGTGACTGGGAAAC